CTAACATAGAGGCATCCATTAGAAAACAAAATGGTTTTGAATAATCTTCTTTAAGTGTTTTAGTAGATACAAATGCACAGTTGTTTAGTGCTGCATATAGATTCTTTTCTTCGGTGATTGGTGTTCCCATAGCCCATAAACCACGACCAGGTGGTAGGAATTTCATATTGAAAATTCTGTCGTACATTTCTTGGGCTGATTTTTGAGCTTGCCATGCATTCCAACCCAATCTACTATTTTCAATGTGAGTTTTTTGCATTGTATAAGTACCTTCTACAACCCTTTGTACTGTCTCCCACCAACGTTCATTTTTTCCATTGTCTTTAATACGAGAATAAGTTCTCATATAAACCAGTTCACCTAAACCGTTGAAACCGAAAGGTGGTCTTTTTCTTTTATATTTGTCTATAAACTTTTCAGATAACTTAAAATTTTCCATTCACTAAACTCCTTACTGTAATCTATTTCCCGTAACATCCATAAATATAATATATACTAAACTTAATTTAGTATTATTCAAATCCTTCTGATTTATTTTCCATATCTTTATATTTGTTTGCTAATTCTTTTCTCAAAAATTCTTCTTTGTTATCCATCTTAGATTGTGCCTCTTTACCAAACTGACTACTACCTTCAAATACTTGAATTTGACCAATATTTGTATTAATAGTAGCTGGATAAGTAATCCCGTCTATACCAAATCTATTTTTAATAACGTGAAATCTTCCTGTATTAGCAATCTTATCTTCTACTTTTCTACTCATACTCATTACGAAATCCGCAGTCATAATTTTAGAATAATCTTCAGCTACTTTATCTGCACCTATAACTTCTTCTTCTAATGCTGAACGATTAGCTTGTGATGCAGTCCATATAGGAACTTCTAACTCTCCTGCTAATCCTCTTAAATCTTCATAAATATTACCAATCGCATGTCTTTTTTCTTTAAAGTTTCCTGTAGGCATTAATATATCAGCATAATCTACTAAAACAATATCAGGTTTCATACCACTTAACTCTATTTGTTTTAGATGTGCTCCCAATGTTTGAACTGATGCTGCCTTTGTTGGAAAGTATTTAATCAATAAATTACCTGTTATCTTTTTTAATTTATTTTCAACATCGTCTTTATGATATTTTATATTAGATGTTGTAACACCACTAAAGATAGAATCATATCTCAAACCGACATAATTTTCATTTAACTCTAATGTATAATGTACAACAAACTTATTGTTACGTAATGCACCTGCACCTAAAGCTTGTAATGTCCAACTTTTACCAATACCAGCTGGAGCTACAATTACACCCAACTCACCTGTACCTAAACCACCATCCATTATTTCATTAACAACATCCCACGGTGTTCTTACAGTATCTCTTGCAGACTCTGTAAGTCTTAGTTCTAAAGATTCAATATAATTATGGCCTAAATCTTTTGTTGTACCAGCTTTCATAGCCTCGTCAATAATAGTTTTTATACCTTCATAATTTTTATTCTCTAATAAATTAACTGATTCAAGTATAGCACTTTTCAATGTTTGATTCTTACAAAAATCTAATGTTTCTGATTGTACAAATTCTAAATCTGTAGCCTCGATGTTTTTCCAAACATCTCTAAGTTTATCTACAACACCGGCTTTTAATATATCATCTTCTACTTCATCTATTTTATATTTTATAACTTCAAGTGTTGGTTGTTTTTTATATTCATAGTAATAATCTTTAATTGTTTGAACTAACCATTTATTGGAATCAGAATCAAACATAGATGGATTTAATATATCACTAATAGTCTGAATAAACTTTATATCAGTTAACAAAGAAGCTATAATTTTAGCTTGAAATGATGTACCAAATTGTGTTAAAGTTTCACTCATTTGTTTTCTCTGCATAAAGATTTAATTCATTAAAAGTAGTAGCTAACCAGCTTGTAACATTCGGAAGTGCAGTAAATAACTTATCTTCTAAAAACATCTTTTCAAATTTATACTTTACCAATCTATTAATTGGTTCATTTACCCTATCAATTATTTTAGTTTTTGTAGTACCTGAAATGTCTACGTCTGATAACTGCATTAATTTATAATTTAATTCTATAACGTCTTTAGATTCAGGTAATTCTGTGATAACTTCGTCTATATTAACTATTCGGTTCTCACTCAAAAACGGCAATTTTTTTTGTATAGTTTTTAAACCTAAACCTTTTACACCAGGTATATTATCTGACTTATCACCATCTAATACTCTATACCAAATAAGATTGTGAGATGAAATACCAAACTCATCTAATACAGCGTCTTCGTCATACATTTTCTTCTTGGTTGGACTCCATATCTTGATTCTACCATTTGCTAACTGAAGAAAATCTTTATCAGTAGACATAACTGTAATTTGAGATTCAGTAAGAACTTGTCTACATAAATAACCAATCACATCATCGGCCTCAATATTATCATATGATAATACAGTTATAGGAAGATTATCTAAATATTCAACCACTCGTTGTATCTGCATAATCATATTTTGTTTCTCATCTTCAGGAGAAGCAAAATCATACGCACGATTTACTCTATATTTTGTTTTTCTTTTGGCTTTATATTCAGGGAATAATTTTCGTCTATGGGTAGACCCACCTTTACCATCAAATGCTATGATGACGCGAGTGGGTCTAATCATATTTATAGTATAACCAATGCTTCTTAGAAAACCAACTATTCCACCAACGTGAATACCATCATCGTTAGTAGTCGGTATAACACTAAATACTCTAATGAATGTATTTAGACCATCTATGATAAGCACTTTATCATTAGGTTTACTATCTTCTAATGAAGTTTTTTCTTCTTTTATCTCTTGAAGTATAGATAAATATTTTCCATTACTCACTTACTTCTTCTTCCACGACTACATCATCAATGCCAAAGTTCTTTTCGTATTTTAAAATAACTTTATCACAAATTAAGTTGTAACAATGCTCTCTGAAGTCTTCATCTTTAAGTTGTTCACTCCAATCTTTAGATTGAAATTTAAGTTCTTTACCTTATGATTTTCCATTGTATACCAGGCACCACCTTGTTTTACAAGATTGTGGTCTTTCATTACTTTTAACCAACTACCATCGTCATCAATACCTGTTTCAAAGTAAAGTTCAAAATCAGCGTGTCTCATTGGAGGGCCAAGTCTATTCTTGATAACTTGAGCTCTCATCTTTATACCAATATTGTTATTCTTTTTATCTTTAATTTGACCAAGATTTTTTAATCTGATACGTGTTGAAGCGTGAAATGGTAATGCTTTACCACCACTTGTAGTCCAAGGGTCTCCAAACATTACTCCTAGTTTTTGACGAAGTTGATTAGTAAATACTAAAGCTATCTTTTGTCTACCAATCATTTGAGTAATCTTTCTCATAGCTTTTGATAGAATGATTGCTTTACTTGTAGCCCAACCATCTTTATCAAACTCAGCTTCTAACTCTACTTTAGTTGTTGCAGCTGCAAGTGAATCTACAAGAATAGTTACTAATCTATCTTTATCTGATTCACGAACTTTAGATACAATTTCTTCCACTGCTGAAAAGATGTCTTCTACTGTTTCTAAATGTAGATATAACATATTGTTTACATCTACACCAATAGACTCTAAAAACTCTCTACTAACAGCAGTTTCTGTATCAATATAAACAGCTACTCCTCCTTGTTTTTGAGTTTCAGCTAACATATGAGCTCCAAGTAGTGATTTACCACTTGATTCTAATCCATTTACTTCTGTAATACGACCTACTGCAATACCACCATTTGGTTTATTTGATATTGCTAAGTCTAACATAGTAGAACCAGTAGATACAAAATCTTTTATATCTGTAGGTGTGGTGTCTGTACCATCAAGGAAATAAGCAACTTTCATATCCTTGAATTGTTTATTCAGGGTGTCTGCTAAGACGCCTGCCAATTCATCTCTTGTTGACATTTGTTTCTCCAATCGGGATATACCCGTTATTTTAGTTAATTGTTAAATAAATCATCAAATGCGGCTGATGTTTTTTCTTTACTAACTTCACTTACCGGTGCTTTAGGTGGTTCTGGCTTTTCTTCTTTAGTTTCAGCTGAACCTCCGTTTAGATAATCGTTAAGTGCTTGAGTTAGTTCATCATACGATAACTCTTGATAAATCTCAGTAATTTCTTTCTGAGAATCTTTAATGTTATCAAGGGCTGCTGCATCTTCTGTGATTGGAGTTTGGTTTGGTTTTACTCTAATTGAGGTTGAAGGGAAATTTTTACCAGTCTCGTCTGCAGTTTTAAATTCTACAGCGACATCACGACCATTTACTGCATCAGTAATATCACCATAATCAGGGTCGGCGATTATAGAAAGTAGTTCTTGATAAACTGTTTTTCCAAATCCCCAAAATTTAACACCTTGTTGTTCTTCACTACGGACAACAACTGGAGCAAAAGTTCTCATCTTAGCTTCAATCTTCTTACCAAGTCGATAATCATCTTTAGAACCTGTTGATTTGAGTTTTTGAGCAAACTCTTCGATTGGGTCTGGACGACCGAATGAAACAGGTGAAAGATAATTCTTACCACCTAAATCATAATGAAAGTACAGTTCAATAAAAGGATTGTCCGGATTAAATTTATAAGGGACAATTCTAACTACCTGTGTACCTGGTTGTGGTTTCCAAAGATTTGATGTTCGAGTGTTTGTAGTCTGAAGTTGACTAAGACGGTTTTTGATTGCGTTTAAATCCATTTTTATTCTCCATTAATTAATTGTTTAATTTGTATTTTTTAATCAAGATAACCTTGATTCAGTAATAAGTATAATCAGTTTCCTGAAAATACAATTTATTTTTCCTTAAAAGTCCAAGTTTTTACATCTACTATACTATAAATTCTTGTCGGTATTTTATTCAAACCTTCTTCATTTGTGAGTAGTAAAGAGTTTCTATAGTTTTCCCATTCTATAGGAAATGATTTATCTAACTTACCACCGTTCAATTCACGAATCAAATCGTTGAGTGCATTAATCGTATATAATGTATTTGTATTCTTCTTTCTATGGAGCGAAATAGTATCTGGTACGCCTTCTACAAAATCTTCATCGTACTCTACGTTATACGTGCATATTAATTGATTGTATTCGTTTTCATTTTGAAAAACATATATTTTATCAAATACAATTTCATTGCATCTGATAATAATATCTATTGTTTGATTAAAAATATTTCTTTTAGTAAATGTACATAATAATTGTGTTTTCATTATTCTCCACCGTATATAGTTTTATGTGCTTGTTCTAATCTTGGTGCAAACTCTTTATGTAATACCATTTCAAATTTAAATTGTCCACCATATCCTCTACCGTCTTCTCTTATTTTTACTTCCGCTACTGGAAAAACTTCACCTGTCGTTTCTACATTATATCCAATAAACGGAGCTGACATTTTTTGTTCTCCAGTTTTTTTATCTATAACTGGTTCCCCATTTTTAAATATTGGTTGAGGTGGTTTTGCCACTAATTTTTCTTTTATCTCATCATAATTATCTGTACCAAAAATAGTTTTCATAGTTTCTTTATCTAATGAGTTAGGACCTATGGCCATAGTTTCTTCACCGTCAGATACAGCTTTCAATGGAAACTCTGATTTTATTTCATTCATCATACCGTCTCTCATTTTTTCATTTTCAGTAATTGCGCTAACTGATTTTTTTACAAAATCAGCGTGTTCTGTATTATCTTGTACTACAACTTTTTTAGCACCTTCATTATTTTTTGCTAATAATTTAATAGTTTGAAATAAAACATTTTGTTTGTCTCTTGAGTTTCCCTCTAATGCTGTCTCAAAATCTACACCTTTACGTTTCATCAGTTTTCTTATGGGTTCACCTTCTTTTGAAGTTAAAAGTTTATCAACAAGTTTTCTATTCTTTTTTATAAAATCTATATTTCTTTTTCTAGCTTTTCCTTTATAAACTTTTTGATTAATTTCATCTGGTAAATCAGACCACCAATTAATAAAATCACCAGCACCTGAATTTAAGAAATTCACCTTTGTAGATTTCTTATTTGATACCTCATCTATAACTTGTTCACCATTTGGTTTTTCTACTTTATAGTATGTATCAGTTGAAAATCCTTTATTATTATCATAATCATTTAAACCCAACGCTTCAACTTCATTTTTAGAATCCCAGGCAGCACCTATAATTTTAGTTCCTTTTCCATATTGCTTTTCAAGTCTTTGTAAAACAGCCTTTCGATTATTTCTAGCCGCTTCAACCCAACTCTTATCTATAATTCTTGAACCTGGATTATCAATCAATTTACCTTGTTTATTTTTCTTTTTAAATACTGACTCGTGTTTATCTAATAATTCTTCTTCTTGTTTTAAAAGACGACTTGTTAATTCATCAAACTCTTCATCGCTCATTGTTGAACCCATCATAGCTAATAATTCACCAGCCTGTGCTTTTATTTGTCCAGCACCACCTTGTATATCAGAGAAGTGTTCCCA